ATCCTAAGGGTGGCTTGAATGCTGCTGGTCGTGCTTATTTTAAGCGCAAGGAAGGTGCTAATTTAAAACCTCCAGTGAAGAGTAAACCCAAGGCTGGCTCGAAAAAGATGGGTCGCAAGGTTTCATTTGCTGCTCGGTTTGCTGGAATGAAAGGCCCTATGAAAGATAAAAAGGGTAGACCAACGCGCAAGGCTTTAGCATTAAGGGCTTGGGGATTTAGAAGTGTTGAGTCTGCTAGAAACTTTGCAAAGAGACATAGAAAGAAGAAATGATATGTGTTTTGGTGGTGGTAAGAAAGTAAAATCTGCTGAAGAGGTTTACCAAGAGAAGAAAAAAGATTATGGCCCACTTCCTTCTCTTAGCATGGGCGATCCTATTTCGCAGATTGAAAGTATGAAAGACGTTCCGCAGATGAGAGCGTCAGGTATGCAAACTCGTTCATTACTCAAAGTTAATTATTAGGAGATTACTATGGCATATGGAAGCAGTTATGGAAGTTCACCAGCTAAACCTAAAAAGAAAACAATGCTCAAAGGTAAGCAAAAAAGTTTACCAACAGCATTAAAGCGTAAAATTCTAAAGTCTAAAATGAAAGACAAGTAGATGGCTAAAAAGAAAAAAAGTCTTTTAAAATTAACCGCTCGTCAAGAAGAGACTATGAAACGTCATAGTAAACACCATACTCCCAAGCATATGAAAACTATGAAGACCGCAATGCTAAAAGGTTCTACGTTTGGTGCTGCTCATAAATTAGCTCAAAAGAAAGTTGGTACTTGATGACTGATCGTTCCCTAGCACCGCTAAAGAAGAAAGCGACTCTTCTTCGAAGGGAGCTAAAACAGCTTGAAGATTCTGCTGGTGTTGGGCTTGTAGAAAAAATGCAGGGCGAAGGTGAACGTTTTTCTTCTAAGGGTAAAGGGCTTGCCACCAAAGGCGTTATGAAGATTTTAAATTTTCTTTTAGAGGCTAGAGAAAACCAAACGGTTTCTAGCCCTCGATATAATCAAATACAAGATCAGTTAATTAATATTCAGGAGAAGATCAGTGGCGGTAAACGCAGCAGGTAACTATACCAAACCTAATATGAGAAAGTCTTTGTTTCGCAGAATAAAGGCAAGGGCTACACATGGTACGGCTGCTGGTCAATGGTCTGCTCGAAAGGCGCAGTTGCTTGCCAAGGAATATAAAAAGCGTGGTGGAGGATATAGATAATGGCATCACTATTTAAAAAGAAAAAAAAGTTAGCAATTACACCTGAAGATATTGCTCTTACAAAAAAAACAATAATGAGACTACAAAACGAAGTAGATACAAAAAGGGCTGGTAGTAAATTCAATAGAGTAATTAATGATTTAAGAAAGGCTCTTGAAATAAAGTGAAGAAGTCACAAAGGTCATTACTAAACTGGGGCAAACAAAAGTGGCGCACCAAGTCTGGCAAAAAGTCTAGTGAGACAGGTGAACGGTACTTACCTAGCAAGGCTATTGCTGCTCTTAGTTCTGCTGAATATGCAGCTACAACCAGAGCTAAACGAAAGGGTAAGGCTTCGGGTAAGCAATTTGTGGCTCAACCGAAAGCGATTGCTAGGAAAGTAAAACAATATAGGACTTAATTATGGGATGGAAATTTAAAAATACTGGCGAGTTATATGATGGAGAAACGCATGAACTTGCTGGATCTACTTATTCAGGAAAAACAAGAACTGCTGATTCAAGAACATTAGAATGGACTAATGAAACACCTAAGAAACCAGCTAAAAAGAAACGTGCTAGAGATAATAAGGGTAGATTAAAAGCTGATGACCCTTCTACGCCTAACGTTAATGAGGCTTGGGAACAGTGAGCTTTGTAGATATGCTCAAACCTGAGGAGCTTACTATGCTTCGAAGAATAGTTAAGAAGGTACACTTCCAACATTTTGATGAAAAGCATGGGAAGTCTTTCGTTACTAATAAAATGATTGATAATGTTATAGATAACATTGGCCCTGATGTTGCAGAGACTATGATAAAGTTTGGAGTCGATAAGGGGCTTCGATGATTAACTTTAAATATAAACCTGATGGAGAAGTGCTGAAATCTTTTATGAAGGACAGCACTTTTTTTCGTGGTATTCGTGGCCCTGTTGGATCTGGCAAATCTGTTGGTTGTTGCGTTGAAGTATTTAGACGCGCCCTCGAACAACAGAAAGGTGCAGACGGACTGCGTAAAAGTAGATGGGCAATTATTCGAAACACTAATCCACAGCTAAGAACTACTACTATTAAGACTTGGCTTGATTGGTTTCCCGAATCTGATTGGGGTAGGTTTCATTGGTCTGTTCCATATACACATCACATTAAAAAAGGAGAGATAGATCTTGAAGTTATATTCTTGGCTCTTGACCGCCCTGAAGATGTTAAAAAACTTCTTTCGCTCGAACTTACGGGTATCTGGATCAACGAAGCGAGAGAGATTCCTAAGTCTATTATTGATGCCTGTACGATGCGTGTTGGCCGTTTTCCTTCTATGCGTGATGGCGGTCCTAGTTGGTCTGGGGTTATTGCCGATACCAACGCGCCTGAGGAAGATCATTGGTGGCCCATTATGGCTGGTGAAGTTCCAGTCCCAGATCATATTCCTCGTGAGCAAGCTAAGATGCTGGTCAAACCAGACAATTGGAGTTTCTTTACCCAGCCTTGTGGGATGCTCGAAGCCAAAGACGAAGAAGGTGAAATCCAAGACTACAAAGAAAACCCCAAAGCGGAAAACCAAAAAAACATCTTAGCTAATTATTATTCAAACCTTATTCGTGGTAAGACTAAAAGCTGGATTGATGTTTATGTTATGAACCGCTTGGGTCACATTCAAGATGGGAAACCTGTTTATCCAATGTTTGCTGGTGAAGTACATATAGCAAAAGAAGAAATACCTGTTGCTGCTAATACACCTGTGTATGTTGGTATAGATTTTGGACTAACTCCAGCCGCAGTTCTTGCTCAGAAGGTAAGAGGGCGTTGGTTTGTTCAGTCAGAAATTGTTGCGATAGATATGGGGATTGTCCGTTTTGCAGAAGTATTAAGGCAAGAACTCGCAACAAGATTCTCCGCAGCTTCCGAAGTTATTATTTACGGAGACCCTGCTGGAGATTTTAGAGCGCAAACAGATGAATCAACTCCCTTTCACATTTTGCGCGGTGCTGGCTTGAGGGCATACCCTGCGCCTTCCAACTCTGTTGATCTTCGATTAGAATCGGTTTCCTCCCAATTAACGAAGATGGTCGAAGGTAAGCCAGCACTACTTATAGACAGGCGTTGCCCTCAACTTATTAAAGGTTTTGAAGGTGGCTACGCTTATAAAAGAATGGAAGTATCTGGTGAAAGATATGCTGATAAACCAGATAAGAATATGTTTTCTCACGTTCACGATGCTGCTCAATACCTTTTCTTAGGTGCTGGTGAGGGTAGAGCTTTGATGAACAACCAAAAACCTATGCGTCCTGTCGTTGCTAAAAGAAGTTTTGACCTGTTTTCAAGACCTAAGAAAAAGAGTGCTTTTCAATTTGTGCGTTGATTTTATTTTAACTTTGTGACTAGGAAGAAAAAAAGGAGTTTTATTATGTGTTTTGGTGGTGGAGGCGGTGGCCCAACTCAAGCAGAAGAAACGGCTGCTGCTGAAGATAGAATAGAAGCAGAAGATGCTGAAAGAAAAGAAGTAGAACGTAGAGCTAAACAAAAACGTAAAGATATATCTGATGCTTTAGAAGCTAGTGTTGCAGATGCTGGTGCTAGAGGTGGTTCATCTAGACGCTCTTTGTTTAGAGCAACTCAGCAAACGGGTGCTGCTGGCGGTGGTTCTGGATACTTAGGTCGGTTTGGTAGATAATGGATAATATAGCAAAGCATTTTATAGAGAAGTATCGAAAGGCAAAAGGTTTTCGTGAACAATGGGTTTCGCTTTTTGAGGAATGTTATGAGTATGCTTTGCCTCAAAGAGAATCTTTTTACTATGAAGAACACGGTCAACGTAGAGATGAAAAGATATTTGACGAGACTGCTGTAGTAGGTACTCAAGAGTTTGCAAGCAGATTGCAGTCAGGTATTGTTCCTAACTTTGCTCGATGGGCAGACTTTGTTTCTGGTAGTGAAGTAGATCCTCAAGAACGAGAAGAGGTTGATAACAAGTTAGATGAAGTAACAAACTATGTGTTTGAGGTTTTGCAGAACTCTAATTTTAGCCAAGAGGTTCATGAATCCTTTATGGACTTGGCTGTTGGGACTGGTATCTTGTGTGTTGAAGAAGGTGACTCATTAAATCCAATTAATTTTTCCGCAATTCCCCTTCCTCATGTTGTGCTTGATACTGGTCCTGACGATAGAATTGATCATGTTTATAGAGAAAGAAAACAAGTAAAGTATGATCATCTTCCTTTAATGTTTCCTAATAAAGAGTTTGATCCAAAAGTAAGCTCTCAAATGGGATCAAACAGAGAAACAACAGTTCTTGAACTTGTATGCAGAAACTATGAAAATCCAAACGTAGAAGCTTATTATCATTATGCAATAGATTTAAATACTGAAACAGTTCTTCATTCAAAAGAAATGAAAGGTGTGGGATCTAATCCATTTATTTGTTTTCGTTGGTCAAAATGTGCTGGCGAAGTATATGGAAGAGGACCACTTATAAATGCATTAAGTTCTATAAAAACAACCAATCTTACTATTCAATTAATACTTGAGAATGCACAGATGTCGATCTCTGGTATATATCAAATGGAAGATGATGGGGTAATAAACCCTGATACAATCAATCTCGTTCCAGGAACTATAATTCCTAAAGCTATGGGATCTGCTGGACTACAACCTATACAAGCTGCTGGTCGTTTTGATGTTGCTCAACTTGTTTTAGGTGATCTTAGATTAAATATTAAACGTGCTTTGTATAATGATATGCTTGGCAATCCTGATAAAACACCAGCTACAGCTACAGAAATAGCTGAGCGTATGGCTGATTTATCAAGAAGAATGGGCGCATCATTTGGTAGATTGCAAGCTGAGCTTGTTCAGCCGCTTCTTCAGCGTGTGGTTTATATTCTAAAGAAACAAGGGCGCATTGAAATCCCAACAGTTAATGGCAGAGAAATAAAAGTTAGGTCTGTCTCTCCACTTGCACAAGCACAATCTAATCAGGATATTTCTGTAGTATCACGCTTTCTCGAAATGATTGGTAACGGTTTTGGTCCAGAGATGTTACAGCTTTTGATTGATGGAGAGCAGACCGCTATTTACTTAGCTAAAAAGTTTGGTGTTCCAGAAAGCTTGATTCGAGATGAAGAACAGCGTAAACAGATTGCGGAAGCCGCGCAGCAATTAGCGCAACAACAGGCAATGCAGCAGGGAATGATGCCAGTTGAGCAACAAGGTTAACATTGGGATAGATGGCATTCAGCGTAAATCTGAACGTGATGTTGAGATTAGTAAGAATGTTGCACAAGTATTTTCCAGCCCGACAGGTCAGGAAGTTCTGAAGTATTTTAGATCTATTACTATTGAAATGGTTAATGGACCTAATGTTTCTACAGAAGAACTTCGGCACATCGAAGGGCAAAGATACCTAGTAGGTTTGATTGAACACCGTATTGCCCATGCAAATAGGAGTAAACAATGAGTGAAGAAGATGCAGCAGTAGAAGCAGCAGCCGAAGATGGTCGTGATTTTGTAACCCAAGAAGATGTTGAGAAAGTAGAACAAACATCTGAAAGACCTGAATGGTTGCCAGAAAAATTTAATACACCAGAAGATTTAGCAAAATCTTATAGTGAGTTATCTCAAAAGCTTGGTTCTAAAGATGAAGATATTAGAAATCAACTTATAGAAGAAATACAAGCAGAAGCTTTTGCTGATAGGCCAGAGACTTCTGGTGATTATCAGCTTCCAGATATTATTAATGAAGAAGAAGCTGTTGATAATGATCTTCTTAAGTGGTGGTCAGAGCATTCTTTTAACAATGGTTTTTCTCAAGAAGAGTTTGAAGAAGGTATTAAGATATACTCTGAATCTGTTCTTGGTTCTCAACCTAGCTATGAAGAAGAAGTTGCAAAGCTTGGCGATAATGCTGATGCTAGAATAGATGCAGCATCATTATGGGCTAACAAGTTTTTTCCTGAGTCGGCATTGCCAGCTATAGAAAAAATGTGTGAAAGTCATGAAGGTATTATTGCTATTGAAACTATGATGACAAATATGAAGGATGGATCGTTTGCTGGTAATACAGCGTCAGCATCTGAACTTAATGAAGCTGATCTTCGAAAGATGATGGATGATCCAAAGTATTGGAAAGATCGTGACCCACAGTTACACAAAGAAGTCTCTGAAGGATTTAAAAGAATCTACAGAGGCTAAAATTTTACAAAGGGGTGAGTATTATCTTACCCCTTTTACTTTAGATCATATTGATGAAGTTATTGAAGGTCTAACAAAAGAAAATGTAAAAGAGCTTGTTTTATTAGGTTATACTGATATTCGAAAAGCTCTTATTGATATGCATAAAAGCTCAGAATGTTATTTGTGCAGAAAAAATAATGATACTTTTATAATGATTGGTGGTCTTTGGTTTGCTGAAGATCAAGAATGTCCTCAAATGTTTGCAATGTTTTCTGATAAAATTAAAGAAAACTTTACTGCTATGGCTAGGGGATCTGTAATGTTTGTTAATTACTTTGATCAGTTTCATAGTGGTTTATCTATGACAATACTTAAAGAATATGAGTTTATTTTGGATTGGGCATCATGGTTAGGATTTGAAGCTGTTGGTGTAATATCTAACAATGAAATCGAATATGTTGATTTTGTGCGTTGCAATCCAAATCAAAAAGATGTTTATGATGACACATTGCAGCCCGTAATACACTAAGAGGCCCGATAGGATACCCTTGTTGATGTGATAAAGCGGACACCTGTTAGTAACCGTAACTTCAATAAGGAACTAATAAATGGCTAATACAATCGACACAGCCTTTATCAAACAGTTCGAAACAGAAGTTCACATGGCATATCAGCGTATGGGTTCTAAGCTACGGAACACAGTGCGGACTGCTAATGTAACTGGATCAACTGTTAGATTTCAAAAGATTGGTACTGCGGAAGCAACTACTAAATCTCGTAATGGTAATGTAACTCCTATGGAACTTGCACATACCAATGTAGAAGCAACTATGGCTGACTTCTACGCTGCTGAGTACATCGATAAGTTAGATGAACTCAAAATCAACATCAACGAGCGTCAAGCTGTAGCACAATCTGCTGCTGCTGCTCTAGGTCGTAAGACTGATAGCTTACTAATTACAGCTATGGATGCTGGTGCTAACTCAACTCAAATTCATGATACAAGTTCTGCTGTTGAAAAAGCAGATCTACTGACTGTATTTGAAACATTTGGAACAGCTAACATTCCTGAAGATGGTCAGCGTTATATTGCTATGCATCCAAAAGGTTTTGCTGATCTGTTTTTAATTACAGAGTTTGCATCATCTGACTTTGTTGGTGATCAAAACTTACCATTTGCTGGTGGCATGACAATGAAAGAGTTCTTAGGATTTAAGATCTTTTCAACTGCTGCTGTCGCTGCTGGTAAGAGTATGTGCTATCACACAACTGCTGTTGGCTTGGGTATCAATTCTGATGTTCAAACTGAAGTCAACTATGTTGCTGAGAAAGTATCTCACCTTGCAACATCTATGATGTCTATGGGTGCTGTTGTTATTGATGACAATGGTATCTATGAACTATTAGA